TGATGTTAGATGAAACTGTGGCAGAAGTAGTAAAGCTAGGTAATGATGATGAACCACCCAGACAAGTTGCTGAATATTGTTCAGATACAATAGCTCCAGACTTATTCAGCGGTGTATTGGCAGACGCTGGAAATATGTATAACAAAGCTTTAATAGTAGTGGAGAGAAATAATCATGGCCTCACAACACTCAGCTTCCTCAAACTCGAGTATGATATTTTTCTATTATACCGTCAACGGCGTATTGGTACCGGCGACTATACAGACCCCGAACAGGAGCTGTTGGGACTTCGAACAACAACTAATAAACCAACCTTCGTTGACGATCTCTATGGATCATTAAGGGGTGGCCTAGTATATTATAGTGAGCTACTGGACTCAGAGTTAAAGTCCTTTGTTGAGATACGGAGTCAGATGGGTAAACCTATGTTACAGGCCCAATCTGGATGTATGGATAATAGAGTCATGGCTATGGTAATGGCAATACAGGGAATGAAGGTATATTACCGTATGACTTTTAGAGAGCCCAAACCTCCACCTATTCCTTTTAATAGCGTAGCAGGGATTATGGCTAGAAGAACTAAGCATAAACGGAAGGTCTTAAGAGGAAGTTTAACTCGAGACTATTTGGAGAGAGTAAATGGGATACGATAATTTAGGGACCTTCGCTTGGAATCCAGGCGGTAGTCCTACTAAGGAATATGTTAAATATGCCTCTATGGTAGCAGAGGAAGTACAGTCCAGGTATAGTATGGACAGCGTCCTTTCATCTATGTATCAGACGTATAGAGGTGACTTCCTTAAGGGTAAACTAGATACAGATGCTATAAATGTTAATGTTACATTCGGTCATACCAAGATAATGGAGTCCTTACTTTATTATCAAGATCCTTATTTCAGAGTAAGACCGAACGGATCCTCCTTGTTAGCCCCAGCAGCTCAACTAATAGAGATGCTATTAAATCGTATTTGGAGAGTAGAGAATATAGGGAGACAAGTACGTAGATGTATAGTAGATGCCTCTCTAACAGGCATTGGTTGGATGCTTCCTGGCTTCTCTAACTATCATGATCCTAACCTTCTATACCGTAAGGATAGAGTATATTGTAAGCGTGTTAATCCTCTTGATTTATACACCGAAGGTGATATAGAGGAATATGATGACGCAACGTGGTATGCTCGCCGAGGCTTATATTCCACGCGATGGCTGAAGAAGTTGTTTGGTAAGACCTTTAAGCCAGATACAGCACCGAGTGTCTTTGCACGAAGAGGAGTTAGAAATGGTAAATCCACGCAAGCTACGGTATGGGAACTAGTTGATATTATTGAGCAAAAGTTAATAGTACTGTCTCCACAACATCAGTGCGTTCTATATAAGACAGATTACCCATATCCATACTACAACAGACCAATGTATATACCTCTTATCTTCGCTGAAGATCCTGAAAGATTACAGCCTATCAGTTTCTCTGGTGTTGTTGATCAACAGCAAACGGAATTAGACAATATACGTACACAACAGATGCGTCACCGTAAAAGATATAATCGTAGGTATGTAGCCCAGAAGAATGCTTTTGATGAGGCAGAGATGGAAAAGATTGAAGAGGGTGAAGATGGTTGTATAGCCCTTAGTAACGGTGACCCACGTAAAGCAATTTGGCCTATTCTAGATGCTCCTCTTGATCAAGGTATCACGATGCAGTATCAAGCTGATATAAAGAGTGACATGCGTGAGATACAGGGTATCAATGAGTATATGGCGGCTTCAGCAATACCTCGTACTAAGTCTTCTAAAGAGGCTAGTATGATTGAGCAGGGATCTAACATACGTTCTAACAACCTTGAAATGTGTGTTAGAGAATTTAACCTTACCATCGCATCCTGTATAGTTAAAATAATACAGCATGAGTTTGATGGTATTAATAATATTGTCAAGGTAAAGGACGATGGTAGTTATCATGATGAGATATGGACGTCGGAAGATATCGCGGGTGACTATGAGGTAGAGTGCGATATAGGATCCACACTTCCTCCAGAACCTATTCCTTGGGAACAAACGGCAGGACTAGCACCTGGTGAGGGGGGTGCACCGTCAGGTTCTAATCAGGGTGGTGGTATGCCTGAAGGAACTGTTGTGCAGAGTGACGCCCCTCCTGAACAGGGTACAGAGGCAGGTATGTAATGAGTTTAACAGGCACATATGTACATCGTGACGGAAAGATGGTTAAAGTTTCTGATGCGATACCAAACACTATCGGATCTTGCACATCAGATGTTTGTGACAAGGTTAAAGAGCCGTACTGGGATGAACATATTACAGGTAATCCTATACTTGTTAAATCCCGGAGTCATAAGGCTAAACTTTTAAAGGCGAATGGTCTAACACAGAAACAGGCTGTTCATGGAGGGCTTAATGAGTTCTAGCATAAAGGAGAAATTGTTAGCAGTAAAGAGATCCAGTAAGAAAGATAAAGGAAAGGTATTAACAGAGTTAAAGAAGTTCTTGCAGAAAGTTATAACTGCACCTAATAAGGAACAGCAGCAGGCTTATGCCGAGGTACTGCGTTCTAAGGCGTCTAATTAAGAGGAGGTTAGCATGACAATATTAAATGAAAATGTGGATAGTACTGCCCTGGACGCTGATTCAGGTCCCGTTCAAGATTCACAAGCCGCAGAAATTCCAACACGTACAGAAGCAGATTACCAAGCTTTGCTCGTAGCAGCCCAAGGGCATGAAGCTAAGGCCAAGCTATTGGATGAGCTGATGGACGATCCTGAATTTCTCTCGGTAGTAGATAAGTATGAAAACGGTATAATTGATGAGAAACCTGCAGCCGTACCTGCACCTGTAGTAAATTCGGAAGAAGATGCTGTGGTAACTGCTGTTAGGGATATTGTTAAACCTATCGTTGAAGAGATGGATAATATGAAAGCTATCTACCAGAAAGATAAGGTAGAAGCAACGCAGTCAGTAATTAATAAGACAGTGGACCAAATGGCTGATGACCCAGTGAATTACCCTTTCTACAAGCAGAGTATGGTTAAGATGTCGGAACTGTTTGAACAAGGGCGAGTCGTCAATTTACAGGATGCTTATGACTTAGCGTCATCTCCTTATGCGAGAGCAGCTGGAGCACAAGCTGTTAAGGATAAGAAGGGTCCTGCGAATGCCGTTCTTTCTTCAGTTGAACGGGCTGAAGTTGATCCGGGTAAAGAAAAGCCTGTGTGGGGAAAGAAAAACACACGTCTTAAATTGCTCCTTGCGAATGCTGATAAACTTGGAATAGAATAAGGGAGATCGTAATGTCTTACAGAATAGATACCAGAACGATGAATGCTCTCCTGACTACAACCCTGGATGATTATTCAGCCGAGATGGCTGATACAATCTTCGGGTCTCATTATGCATATTATATGTTTAAAGAGGCGGGTTGTTTTAAGTCTCAGGATGGTGGAGCATTCCTTCGTGAACCAGTAATGTTTGAAGTTAATGATACTGTCGAGTGGGTATCAGGTTACCAGAACTTGAACACTACACCGCAGGACGGTATGACAGACGGTATTATGCCTTGGGCTACCATGGCCGGTACTGTAACAATCAGTCGTGAAGAGGAGCGTATGAACTCCGGAAAAGCACGTCTGATGAGCTTAATCGATAAGAAGTTGGAGCAGCTGAATTCGTCTCTCATTGAGACGATGAATGCTGCTTTCTTTGGACTTGGTAAGTTTAATGCGGCACAGACAACCGTTAAGCAGATGGCGGGTCTGATGTCCCTCATCCCTGAAGATCCTACGGCATATGATGCTGCTGGACTTTCTGGAGCCCAGCCGTGGTGGCAGAATAAGGTCACCGACAATGCAGGTTCACCTTTCAAATGGGTACCTGATGCAGGTGATACACCCCTTGAAGCAACCGGCCCTAAGGCCATGAGACGTCTGTACAATAACTGTACTAAGAGTTCTGGTGGATCACCAGATATTATACTCTCCGGGCAGTACATGTACGAGTCCTATGAAGGTGGAGCAACTGTTCTTCAGAGGTACTCCGATGATAAACTGGCTTCAGTTGGATTTGACAATGTCAAGTTCAAGAAAGCTAAGATGTCATGGGACCAGGATGTAATGTCTTCATCCATTACCAAGGCAGAAGCAGCAGCTTCTAAAGCATGTGCTTATTTCATTAACACCAGCACATGGGAAATCGTCTATGATTCGCAGTCCCTGTTCAGTCACGAAGGTTTCCGTGAGCCTCACGATCAGCTGGCAAGAACCGCTCCTGTAGTATTCATGGGGAATCAGATAATTAAAAATCGTCGTAAAAATGGTATCATGGTAGATGCCAATATTATTGTAATTGAATAGAGAGGTAGGTTGTAATGTTAATACAGAGACTGAACAAGACAGATCCTGAAACTGTTTTGATATGTTGCAAGAACACCTGGGCATCCGCAGCACTTACAGTTGGAATGCCAGTTATGTGGGATTACGTAACTGACGCGGATGGTATTGGAGTTACACAGCAAGTAGC